CGGCCTCACGGTCATGGCCGACAATATCTATTTTGCGCAGCAACGCTTTCTCGACTCCGTGTTCGACGGGCTCTCTGAAGATGTTCATGACTTCAAGGCCCTGAAGAGCCGACAGCTCGGCATCTCCACCATCTCGCGAGCCCTCGCCCTCTTCTGGCTCGGCGTCCATCCCGGCCTCCAGGGCGCGATGATCTTCGACACCGACTCCAACAAGGAAGTGGCGAGGGCAGAGATCACCACGATCCTGGACAATCTGCCGGCTCGCTTCGGATTCCCCGGAAAGAAGAGCGAGAACCGCTACGGCCTGCGCCTGTCCAACGACAGCTTCCTCCGCTTCATGTCAGCCGGTGTGCGTTCCAATCGCTCCAGCGGTACGCTGGGCCGGTCGAGCGGCCTGAACATGGTCTGGGCCAGCGAAATGTGCAGCTGGGAAAACCCGGAAGGTATCGTCTCGCTCCGGCAGGCGCTGTCCGACAAATACAAGGACCGACTCTATATATGGGAGTCGACGGCGCGCGGCTTCAACGACTGGTATCGCATGTGGCAGGACGCGCGGGCCGATAGCCTGACCCAGCGCACCGTGTTCATCGGCTGGTGGGCGCGCGAGGACCAGCGCTTCGTCAAGGGCTCCAAGGGCTTCGATCTGTACGGCCTGGAGCCGCCAACCGAGGGCGAACAGGAGAAGATCGACGCGGTTCGCGACCAGTATGGCTACGAAGTCGACCAGGAGCAGCTGGCCTGGTATCGCTGGAAGTCCAATCCGATCGCCGCCGACGATGACGAGTTCGATGGCGAAGGCGAGGAGAGCGGCTATCTCCAGCAGGACCAGCCCTGGACCGAAGACGAAGCGTTTATACAGACCGGAAGCCAGTTCTTTCCGGCCGACAAGCTGACCCAGATCACCAAGGAAACCGTAACCGACAATTACAAGCCGTACTATTTCGTGCCGGCCACCGAGTTCGTCTACATGCAGGTTCATCCGGCGCTGAACCGCCGCATGACCCAGCTCAAGGTGTGGGAGGAGCCCGACGAGCACGGCCACTATGTCTTGTCCGGCGATCCGGCCTTTGGCCACAACGAGAAGAACGATCGCTCCGCCCTTCAGGTGCTGCGCTGCTATGCCGACTGCGTAGAGCAGGTTGCCGAGTTCGCCAGCCCGAACTTCCAGCCCCACCAGTTCGCCTGGGTCATGATGAGTCTGGCCGGATGGTACAAGAACTCACGCTTGATCATCGAACTGAACGGACCCGGAGAGGCCATGCTGCGCGAGATGCAGCAGCTGCCCGCCGTGATCCAGCGTGGCTACCTGCGCCCGGTGGCCGAGGAGCTGGGGCTGAAGAACATCTTCAGCAACGTCAGACACTATATATATACGAAGACCGATTCGATGGGGGCCGGTCACGTCCTTCATTTGAAGACCAACAGCTCGCTCAAGGTCACCATCATGGAGCGTTGTCGGGACTTCACCTCGACCGGCCGGCTGATCATCCATTCCAGGGACCTGATCGACGAGATGAAGACCATCCGTCGCGAGGGGGACAAGATCGAAGCCGAAGCATCCAACAAGGACGACCGGGTCTTCTCAATGGCCATGGGGCTGCGGGCCTGGGAGCAGGCTGAGCGCATGGCCCTGGTGTCGCAGGGCAAGACTCGCGCTGTCGAGAACGCCAAGAAGCAATTCACCCTGGCCGATCAGATGGCCCTGCTCAACAAGATGCAGATCGAATCGTTCTTTAAACGTAAGATCGCCACGCGCCGCAATCTGGCGGCGGACTTGCGTCGCAACACCTGGAGATATCGCTGATGCGCGAGCGTTGCTATCGCTGCCCTGATTGTGGCGGTTCGTTCTGGGTTCCGCTTGTCTCGGCCAACCAGCCGCCTCCGGACGACTGCCCGATCTGTCATGGAGCAGGAGCGCCGCCAGCCGAGCCGGTCGACATCAGCGATCTGCGTTTTCCACACATCGCCAAGTCGATCGGCAAAGTGACCGACAAGGTCTACCGCGACATGGAGTCCGGTTCCCAGGCCAGGGCCGAGATGGCCGCCGAGGTGCTGGGCGAGAGCGCCGCCGAAACCGGCATGGCGATGACCAATCTGAAGGACAGCCTGCGCGAGGGCGACACTGCCGCCGCCCTGCCGGTCAGCCCAGAGATGACCAGCTTCGTCCAGAACAACCCCAATGTCATGAACATGAAGTCGCCTGAAGTCGGGGCCGAATTCGCCGCCGCGACCCGGCAGGGACCGGCCGCTGGGGCCGGAGACTGGGTCCGCTCGCAGGTTCAGCGCCAGCACCACGTAACGGCGGCGTCGGTCATGCGTGCCGGCAATATGGGGGTGGCCAAGTGATCTTCCCGACTTCCCACAAGGAAACCCTCAAGTTCGCCCAGGAGCGGGTGGCCGAGTGCTCGATTTCGATGGGGTCCAGGCAGGCGCTCTGCCAGCAATACTACCAGTGGGTGGAGACTGGCCGGGCCAGCGGGGTTCGTGCCCTGGTCAACAAGCTGTACGCCCATCTCGACAATCTGGCGTCGCACCTGTTCAGCCCGTCCGACTTGCGATTCCATATCGATTTCGAGACTCCCTACGACACCGACTTTCTGAAGAAGGCCGAGATGGCATCGCGCGTCCTGACGCGCGAGTGGCAGCGCCACGACATCGATATGATCTTCGCCTCGGCGGTCCCGCCGGCCCTGCAATACGGGGCGGCGTTCATCTGCCAGAACGAAACCTTCAACGGCGTGACCGGGCGTCTGGTGATGCCGTGGAATCTCGGCGTCTACAACGAGACGATCAACAATCTGGACGACCAGGAAGCCATCCTGGAGACGATGTTCCTCACCAAGTCCGAGGTGTGGCGTCGGATCAGCCACCTTCCTGACGCCGAGAAACTGTACAAGCGGATCGTCACCAATGCTCGCCAGCAGAGCGGCGTCGGCACCGGAACCAGCTTCTTCCATCAGGTTCTGTCGACATCGACGCTCGATACCTCGTTGACCAGCACCGGCAACCGTATCCAGTCCGGCGGTATTGTCCAGCTTTCCAATGATCCCGGCTATGCGATCATGGGGCCGGACGTGGCGGCGGAGATGATCAAGTTCCACCAGCTCTACGTGGTCGACGACGAGCGCGGCGACTGGACCACGATCCAGATGGTCGACCCGGACGTGATCATCGCGCCGATCTTCAAGCGCTCGAACATGTTCGTGAAGCACCGGCAGCCCTATTCGATCATCCAGCCCAACTACAAGCAGGGCTACATCTGGGGCCGGTCCGAGATTACCGATCTGATCGAGCCGCAGAACCTGTCGGCGACATGGTGGGACGACATCCGCCGCGTTATGGGCACCATGTACGACAAGCTGCTGGCCTTTCCTGGCTACGATGGCCTGACCGACGAACTGTATGACCAGTTCCGCGCCCAGGGCTATATGGGCCTGCCGCAGGGGGCCGATGTCAAGGATTTGACCCCAAAGCTGCCGCAGGAAGCCTTCACCGCTGTCGAGATGCTGTACCGGCAGATGGACGCCATCGCCGGCTTCGACAATATCCTGTCCGGCCAGGGCCAGTCCGGCGTCAGGGCCGGCGTTCACGCCGAGACGCTGACTCGCAATGCCAGTCCGCGATTGCGCGACCGTTCGCTTCTGGTCGAGCGCCAGTGCGCGGCGGCGGCCGACAAGACCTTCGCCCTGCTCCAGGCCAAGGATGCGTCGGCCTACTGGACGGACGCCAACAATCCGGAGCCGACCCAGTTCCTGCTGTCGCAGCTTCCGGATGACATCCACATCACGGTGGACAGCCACTCCTCAAGCCCGATCTACGAGGAGGATCATCGCGAGCTGATCGCGTTCGGCATCAAATCAGGATTCATTACCGGCGAAACAGCAATCGAAGAGCTGCCGTTCCCGTCCAAAGACCTGCTGCTTGCTCGCCTCAAGCAGCAGCAGGAGCAGCACGCCAAGCTGCTCCAGGAGCATCCAGAATTGCTCGCCAAGGAAGTCGGCAAGCACCACAGGTGACCTAGTCCTGGGCTGGTTCGTCGCCATAGTCTGGCGGTGTCCAGTTCAGGCGTTCCTTCATGTAGTTTTCGATGTCCTCGCGGCGGTAGCGGATGGTCCTCTGACCAAACCAGTACCACGGCGGACCATCGTGCTTGCGACGGCGCGCATCGCGTAGCCAGTCGTGCGAGACGTGCAGCAGGTAAGCGGCCTGCGCCGTGTTCAGCATATTCCCGAACGTCTTCGAATCGAGCGGAGTGCGCGACTCGCCCCTTCCGGCCCGTCCGGTTGTGTCGGTGCTCATCGTCATTCTCCGATCAAATCGCGCTGATCTTTAATAACACCCTTAAACTGTTTAATCAACCTGTTGATGTTTACACCCACTCAAGCCGAACATGCGGGCACCCAAGGCAACCGCCTTCCTGCTTCCTCACGGACGCAAGATCGGCGGCTGAAAAGAGGAATCTCTTGGGTTTGTGCAACTCCAGCAGGAAGGAAGTTTGTCATGAACATCCGTTTCCGTCGCGGTCACCGCAAGGGTCGCCGCTAAGCCATGACGGGCGTTCCTCCAATCCAGCCAGGGCAGTCGATGCCGCAAGCTGGTGCGGGCACACAGCCGGGTCAGCCGCCTTTCGGTTCCTCCCCGACTTCAATGCCCACGCCGAATCGCGGTCTTGAGGCTTCCGGAATGGCGCAGATTGGGGTGATCGTCCGCCTCATGGAGCGAGCCCTCCAGCTATTGCCGGTGGGCTCCGAGCCTTGGAAGGACATGGCGAAGTCAATGAATCAGTTGGCTCGCCATGTCCCGCCAAACCCCGCCATGGGCGGCGTGGAAAATACCGCCATGAAGGGAATTATGCAGCAGCAGCAGCAGATGGCTCCGCTGATTGCGCAGATGAGAGGCGCGCCCGCCGCTCCGTCTGGACCACAACCGCAGCCCGGTCCGGGCGCGTGAGATAGGAAGACGACAATGGTCAATATCTTTCAGGACAGCACCAAGTCGATCCCGAAGAACCCGCCCGATTCGATGATCGTGCGCGTGACGATGGAGCAGTCCGAGATCGCCGGCCGCAAGGACCACCTTCCGAACATGGTCAGCTCGGCGGCGATGGGCATCGCTCACGTTCCGAACAAGAGCTGATCCATGGCGCTCGTCGAAATCGATGATGGCGAACTCGCGCTGCTCCATGGGCAGCGCGATACGATCGCCAAGATGCTGGCCCACCCGGATGCGCGCAAGCGAGTCCTGGAAGCCCAGAAGCTGATCAATCCGAACCTTCCGATCCCTGAAATCGATGCGGCGAAGCCGATCATGGATGCCGTCTCCGGCATGCGTGAGGAAATGGCCAAGTTCATGAAGGAACAGGCCGATCGCGAAGCCGAGCGTGAGAAGACAGAGAAGATGAAGACCCTTCAGCAGCGCTGGGACACCGGTCGCGGCTACGCGAAGGGCGAGGGCTACACCGACGATGGTTTGGCGGCCCTCGAAAAGTTCATGGAAGAGCGCGGCATCGCCGACCACGAGGACGCCATTCCGGCGTTCGAGCGCAAGCACCCGCCCGCCCCTCCAGCGATCCCGTCCGCGCCCGGTCGCTTCGACATCATGCAGCCGGAAACCCGCAAGGACGAGATGATGAAGATGCTGTTCGACGGCAATGAGGAGGCTTTCCTCGCTCAGGCGGTGCCGCAGGCAATTGGCGAGGTGCGGGGCGCGAAGCGCTAACCGCTGAATCTGAGGGAAGGACTTAGAAAATGCCGCTACCGGGCCAGGGTGCAGTTCCGACTGGAGCCCTTTACAACGAACTGACCGCCGCGACACGCCGCGCCTTCGTGCCGCGTCTGTTCGTGCAGATGTACTTCGCGTCGCCGTCGTGGTTCTACATGATGGGCAACGCGCAGAAGGCTGCGGGCGGCCTTTCCCAGATCACCATCCCGATCCAGGGCCAGTCGATGGTCCAGGGCGGATTCACCGGCTACGGCGGCGGCTTCAACCAGCCGGTCATCACCCCCGGTGTCCAGAACGCGCAGTTCCCGCTGTGCTATTGGGTGGTTCCGGTCCCGCTGCCGTTCGGCGAAACCGTCATCCAGGCGACCGATCGCGAGATCAGCCTGCTGAAGGCCCGCATGAACGACGTGTACGCGGTCAGCGTCCAGACGCTGTCGCCGCTCATGTTCGTTCCGAACTCAGCCAACAGCCTGTATCCGAACGGCTTCGAGGACGGCTTCGACAACGGCACCAACTATCCGACCTACGGCGGCATCAGCCGCCTGACGGCGGCGAACGCCAACTGGAAGGGCCAGTATTACAACGCGGCCACCGCCTCGGCTGCTGCGGGCATGACCCGTCAGGTGCTGTCCCAGTACATCATCCAGATCACCGACGCCGCTGGCGGCGAGGCTCCGACCTTCGGGGTGATGAACCCATCGGATTTCTCGACTACCAACAACGACTTCATCGGTGTCGAGCAGGTTTTCGTCCGTCCCGGCACCCAGTACGGGATCGAGACGCCGGTCCGCTCGTCCTTCCCGAACATCAATATCGCTGGCGTGCCGATCTTCGCCGATCACTTCTGCCCGAAGGGCAACATGTTCTTCGTCAACACGAAGTACACGGCGTTCTACATGTCGGAAGACGCGGCCTGGGACTTCTCCGGCTTCTACAGCCTCGTTCCGCTTGGCCAGATCGGCCAGCAGGGCGTGGTGATCCTTGGTTACAACATCGTCACCGCCAAGCCTTCGGCAAACGCCTGGATCACAGGCATCGCTCACGGCGCATTCTAAGGGGTAGCGCTCATGTCACAGAACAATCTTGGTGGCGCTGGACTGGGGCTTCCGCTTCCCCAGTACGTTTCCCCGCCGCAGCTGTATAACGGCAACCTGCAAGGGGCGTCCGCTCCGATGGGTCTGGCTCCCGGTGACGCGGTTCCGGTTCCTCCTGGTGTGTGGGAGATCGTGCTGGGCTCCTACGCGATGCTCCAGTACCTCGATCCGCTGACCGGTGGCTGGTACAACTTCCCGACCGCCGACCAGTCCTCGAATCCGATCCAGATCAAGTCGGACGGAGAGAACTTCCGCGTCGCCAACCTGACCGGTTGCGTGATCGGCGCGGTGGTGACCGGCGGTGGCTCGGCCTACGTGCAGTCCACCACCAGCGTCGTGGCCTCGTCTGGCGGCGCGGTATTCCAGCCGATCGTCGGCGGCGTGCTGACCTCGATCACTGTGACGACCGCCGGCACCGGCTACACCATTCCGCCGGTTGTGTTCATTCCTGACCCGCCGGTTCCCGGACTTGCGGCCACGGCCGCCGCCACCATCGCGAATGGTACGGTTTCGGCCATCACCCTGCTTGCCCAGGGCGGCGGTTACGCTTCGGTGCCATCGATCACCCTACTGCCTTCGCCATACGATCCGAATCTGGCGAACATCACCAACGCCACAGCTGGCGTGACCTCGCTGACCGGGACCGGCTCGCTGGTTGCCGTGATCGTGACCAACAATGGCGCGGCGTCGGCTACTGCCGCAGTTCCGACCCTGACCGTGACCGGGGCTGGTGCCAGCGCCACCGTCTCGGCCGTGGTGCTTTCGACCACGACCAGCGTGTCGGTGTCCGGTGTCGGCGTTGGCTACAATGCCAACACCTTGCTGTTCTCGGTCGGCGGTCGCGCGAACTTCGCCAACCTGTTCACCAACCCATATTGGGAGAACAGCATCCTGCCGGCTCCGCGCAATATCCAGCAGGCTTCGGTGACCATCTCCAGCACCTCGCTGACCGCCGCCACACTGTACGACGGCGGCCTGTTCACCGCCCAGCCCACTGGCGTGGTCCTGTCCAACGTGGCCTCGATCACCACCGCCGGCACCATCTCCCTGGTTCAGGGAGCGGCCAACACACACGTCTTCATGCAGCCTTGCTGATCGTTCTCAGGGTGGGCGAGCCGGGCCGGGAAGGTGCTCCACCACCGACCCGGCCCTAATTTTTAGAGGCGGCGGTGCTTAACACCTACATCGCGCAAACCCAGAGGCTGCTTCAGAATCCGGTCCCGTCGACCCCGCTTTACGCGACATCCGATCTGACGGCTTACATCAACACCGCTCGCGGCCAGATCGCGGGCGAGGCCCAGTGCATCCGGACGATTGGGCAAATTCCAACTGTCGTCGACCAGCGTCCCTATGCCTTCTCGGCTATCGACGTGACCTTCGCGACCGTTGGCATCCACGGCATCCAGGGCGTGCTGTCGATCGACAATATCCTGACCGGAATCGGCACTGGCATGCAGTGGTTCCGGTCCAGGCCGTGGCCATGGTTCCTGCTTTACAAGCTGAACAACGCCAATCCGCAGGAAGGCCCGCCGTCCGAATGGGCGCAGATCGGCCAGGGCGCGAGCGGAGTCTTCTATCTCGATCCACTGCCTGATAGCGTTTACACGCTATATGTCGACAGCGTGTGCTACCCTGTCGCGCTGGTCGACGACACGACGGCCGAGGCGCTGCCCTATCTGTGGACCGATGCGGTTCCGTATTTCGCGGCGTATATGGCCTACATGTCGTCCCAGCGCACGCAGGACGCCGACGCCATGTACAGCAAGTTCAAGGAATTCATGGCCAGGGCACGCGCTGCGGCGACGCCGGAAGTGCTGGCCCCGAACTATTCGCAAGGTCCCGACCCGGTGGCGGCGAACAGGCTTGGCATCAGGTCTGGGGGTGGGCAGTAATGCTGTTCAATTACATGCGCAGCGTGCAGCGCTTTGTTCGCGATAGCGGACAGAAACTGATCGATCCAGGCGACATCATTGAATATGTCAACACCGCGCGCCGTCAGGTGGCGATGCAGGCTCAGTGTGTTCGCATCCTTCCGTCGATCCAGAATGGGATCAAGACGATTGACGTGACGGCCAGCGGGTCCGGATACACCAACCCCACCGTGTCGATCAGTGCGCCTGACTTTCCGAGCGCCATGCTGCCGTCGCCGAGCGGATTGCAGGCCACTGCTATCGCCACCCAGGCCGGTGGCAGCATCATTGGCGTGAATGTAGATGTCGGCGGAAGCGGGTATTTCCAGCCGGAGATCACCATCGTCGACCCGACCGGGTCTGGAGCATCGGTGGTTGCCCATATCGCGCCGATCAACCAGACCAACACGAATCAGGAAGTCTACAACTTCAGCGATGTCGACCTGAGTGCGTTTCCTGGCGTGGAATCGATCCTGGCGATCAAGTCGATCAGCATCATCTACTCCAATTACCGCTATACGCTGCCGTACTACAGCTTCACCACCTATCAGTCGATGATCCGGCAGTACCCGCTGCAATACTATTACGTGCCGGTCATGTGGTCGCAGTACGGGCAGGGTGCCGGCGGCAGCGTCTATGCCTATCCGATCGCCTCGCAGGCGTATCAGTGGGACTGGGATTGCATCTGCCTGCCGTCAGACCTGACCAGCGACAACGATGTCGAAGCCATTCCGATGCCGTGGACGGATGCGGTCAAGTATCTCGCCACCCACTTCGCCTTCCTTGAACTGCAAAACCTGAACGCGGCGGACTATTATTACAAAATGTTCATGATGCAAATCAACCGCTTCAGCGTTGCCGCTCGTCCTGGCCGAATGAACAACCCTTACGGCAGATTCTGATGGCTGACGAACGCGGCGGCTCTCTTCCGGCGCATCCACCACAGACGCCGGGCTTTCCTGGCAACCCCATGCCCATCGTTTTCGATGGGTTCAACGGGATGAACACGAAGCCGTCGCGCCCGGCTATCGAGGACCAGCAAGCCTTCTGGTCTGACGGCTTCATGATGATCGGGCCGAACAACGCCAGGACCCTGCCTGACGTTGGCCCTGCCATCTACATGGCCCCTCCGGGCCAGCTATCGTTTTTCGGCTTCGCCAATATCGGCGACACGCCGTACTCGATTGCCTTCCTGTCCACCGGCTCCATTGTCGCGATCAACACCAACACGACGATGACGACCAGCGTCGCGCCGGCCGGAACCATTCTGAACCCGGCCAATCAGATCGGCCTGAGCCAGTGGGGCAGCCAGTACGTCCTGATCTGCGCGCCGCAGACCAATGGCTACTTCATCTGGGATGGCACGACGCTCTATGAGGCCGGAACGCTCGGCCCAACCGTCCAGATAACCGACGACGGTGCCGGCTACACCTCGGCCCCGACCATCAGCGTGATCGGCGGAGCCGGCTCCGGAGCGTCGCTGGTCGCGACAGTCACCAACGGCGGCGTCACCGCCATATCGGTGGTCAATCCAGGCACCGGCTACCAGTTTGAGGATCAGCCCTATCTGGCCTTCTCTGGTGGCGGATCGAACACGACGGCGATCCTGACCGCCACGATTTCCTCTGGGACAATCGCATCGATCAACGTCGTCAATGGTGGCACCGGCTACACCAGTTCAGGGGCGGTGGTCGAGGTTATGGGGGGCGGCGGAACCGGCGGTGCGGTGACGGTCGGCATCAGTGGCGGGGCCGTCAATTCGACGACCATCACGGCAGCTGGCGAGGGCTACCTGACACCACCATCGATCTATGTGACCGATCCAAACAATTCGGTTGCCGAAGCGACGGTCAACGTGATGCCGTTCGGCATCCAGGGCACCGGATTGGAAACCTACCAGGGCCGGGTATGGATCGTTAATGGCGCGGCTCCGACCATCCCGCCGCCGCGCGGGCTGGTCCAGTTCAGCGCGCCCGGCGCGCCAGACGACTGGTCGGCCGGCAATGGCGCGGGCTCGTTTGTTTCGACCGACTCGTTCCTCCGTGTCGGCTTCCACGGGATCAAGCAGAGCAACGGCTTCCTGTATCTGGTCGGAGATTCGTCGCTGAACTACATCTCGAACGTCCAGCAGTCGACCGGCGTGCCGCCGATCGTGCAGTTCAGCAACCAGAATGTCGACCCGCAGATCGGCTCGCCTTGGCCGAACACGGTCCAGGTGTTCAGCCGAAATGTGGTGTTCGCCAATCCGTTCGGCGTTCACGTCTCCTATGGCGGGGCCGTTACCAAGGTCAGCGATGCGCTGGATGGCGTTTACACGACAGTTCCGAACTTCGGCAACTCCAACCCCAGCTCGGCCATCGCCGACATCTTCGGCATCCGCGTCTACATGCTGTTGCTGCCGATCATCGATCCGATCAGCCTCGCCCAGGTCAACAAGCTGCTGCTGTGGGACGGGAAGAAGTGGTTCGCGGCCTCACAAACCATCGGCCTGACCCAGGTTTCGTCGCAGGAAATCAACTCGGAGCTGACTTCGTGGGGCACTGACGGGACCGGCATCTATCCACTGTTCCAGCTGCCGAGCGGCTCGCTTCAGAAGGTGATCGAGTCCAAGCTGTGGGACTTCCCTGGCTACGACTGGACCAAGACGGCGCTGCGCCTGTATGGCATGGTCTTCTATTATTCGCTGGTATCTCCCGATCTGGTCATCTCGATTGACACTTCGGTTGCTGGCGTGTCCCAGCAGATCGTGGTGTCCGGAACCACCATCAAGATTTTCAACCAGTTCGGAGCGCTTGTTCCGGTGTTCAACAATGTTGGAGCGCCGGTCAATGTAGGCGGCGCGGTCCTGAATGTGTTCGGACCTCTACCGACTTCCCAGGCCGGGCCGCTTATCGGGTTGACACTCACTACCGACGCGGCCGATATGGTGCTATTGTCCCTGAAGATTTGGGAACGCGCTACCCAGGCGAACCTGTAATGCCCCTACCAATCATATTCGGCCCACTTACCAGCATCGTCACGACCTACTTCGACGAGAACTTCGCCGCCGTGGGGGCGCTGGTTATTGCGCCGTGCGCGATTGCGGGAACGAACTCGCTGGTCCTGACGCCGTTCGCCAATAATCCGACCGTATCGCTCTACGGCAACTACATGGTGTTCAGCGGCGTCGCGTCCGGCACCAACACCACGGCGGTCACAGCACAGCTCCTCGGGCTTGGCACATTGCCAGTTTACACGGATACAGCCGGCGGCCCGGTGGCGCTGACTGGTGGCGAGATCGTCATCGGCAATCTGGTGATGCTGGTCTACGACGCCAATCTTGGTGGCGGCGGCGGCGGATTCCACCTCCTGTCCAGTTCTCAGGTCCAGCACTTCACGTCGCTGGCGGTTTCTGGCCTGCTTACGGCCGGAACGGTTTCGGTCAGTGGAGCGGTTTCGGCACCATCGCTTGTGGTCGGCGGCGGGGCGGCAGTAAAGCACGTCCTGTCAGCCACCGCGTCGCTCACCTTCGCCTCGATCGTGCCGGGGGCCAGTCAGGACCAGACCGTGACCGTGACCGGAGCTGTGGTCGGCGACGGTGTATTCCTGGGGATGCCGGCTTCGGTTACGGCTGGCGTGGCCTACGATGCGCGCGTTTCGGCGACCAACCTTGTCGTGGTCCGCGCGACCAACGCCACTTCAGGGACGGTGACGCCAGCGGCCGGGACATTCCGCGCGGTTGTCATG